TAACTATAAAGAATTACACGACTGGATAAGTGGTCTAGGATTTCCTAAGAATCACACTCAATTTGCAGATTTACAAGGAACAGATGCTGATAGATTTCCTGGCACAACATCAAGAACGGCAGCAACAGGAACATCTATTAAACAACCACTTGATGAAGGTGGTACATATTCAGACGCAACACTCACAGTTTTAAATAGTAAGAATATTGCTGTGACAGAAATAAGATTTAGAAATGTTTATCCTATATCTTTAGGATCATTATCTTACGATATTAAAGCAGGTGATGTTGATTATTTACAAGTGGCAGCAAGTTTTAATTATTTAAATTACGACATAATACAATTATAATATAAGACAATATAGGATGACTTTTGATGAAAACTTTAAGATGGATCGATACAGCCGTTTGCCTAGGTAATGGGCAATCAAGACAAGGCTTAGACCTCAACAAATTAAAAAAATATTCAACAGTAATAGGTTGCAACGCAATTTATAGAGATTTTGAACCTGATATATTAGTGGCATTAGATTCAAGAATGAGTCACGAAATATATAGATCAGGATATGCACAGAAAAATATTTGTTATTTAGGATACTGGACACCTATACCAAGTGTTGTTGGTGATTTTATGATAGCAGATAAATGGTATGGCAAAGGTGAAATTGATAACGAACCTAATGGTTGTGAAAATGTTGTTTATCATGGTGCTGATGGCGTGTTTACTTTAAATGTTAAAGTAAAAAAAGGTGAGAGTGTTGGCATAAGTTATATAACAGGTGTAAAACCTAACGATATGGTTACTGATATTGATCCTAAAGTAGAAAACTTTGCCTATGCAACAGGTAGTCGATCTGTACATCTAGCGTGTGAATTAAATGCCAAAGAAGTTTATATAGTAGGACATGATTTGTATTCTGATAATGATAAAGTAAATAACATATATGCTGGCACAAAGAGTTATGCTGAGAAAGACGCATTGGCAGCAAGACCTGATAATCCAGATGAAACATATAATTGGATACTACAACATAAAAATACATTTGATAAGTTTCCTAATATACAATTCTATAAAGTAAATAAGGGGGCCGAAGCAAAAACGGATTTGCCAATAAAAGAATGGTCTACCTGTCCTAACCTAAAATATATAAGCATAGAAGAAATGACAAAGAGGCTTTACAATTAGCAAAAAAGGTGATATAATATTATTATGACATTAGAAGAATTACAACAATCAGTTAATAAAGATTTTAAATTAGATGATACACAATTAGATGTAGAGTCTGTAAATATACCATTACTACATAACAAATATTTAATACATTTTAATAAGTTTACATTGTTATTAAAAAAAGCAGAATACGATCATAAAACTATGATAAGAGATAAGTGGGAATACTATACAGGTAAGGCGGATCCTCATGTATATAAACAAAGACCTTTTGATATAAAAGTATTAAAAGCAGACGTACATATCTATATGGATTCTGATCCTGATTTACAAAAAGCAGATCAAAAAGTTGCATATCTAAATCAAGTAGTTAAATATCTTGAACAAGTTTTAAGAGGTGTAAACAATAGAACATTTTTAATTAAGAACGCTATTGAATGGAAGAAATTCACTAGTGGTGCAATATAATGGATCATCAACAAATATTTCCTACAAATCTTTTTATTCAAGATGACTTTCTAGCACCTCAAAGATTACCTGCTTTAAAAAATGAAATACTATCTCTATATGAAAAGAGAAAACCTAACTGGCAAACAGGTCCTGATTTAGACAAAACAGAACCTTTTAAATGGTTTGCTAAAGATGTTAGTAAAGAAGTTTTTAAATCAATTGACGCTATGGACTATATAGCAGATACAATAGAAATAACTAGTATGTGGGGTAATGTATTAAAACCTGGTGAAACACATCAACCACATTCACATTCAAACAATTTTTTAAGTGGTGTCTTTTACATAGACGCCGATAATACATCTGGAATTACTTTTCAGGATCCAAGACCAGGTGCCAATGTTATACTACCAAGAAAAAAGAATGACCATATTGACAACGCAAATTTACTAAATTACAAAGCAAAAACAAATCGAATAATAATATTTCCTTCATGGTTAGTACATTGGGTTCCTATAAATCAGTCACAAAAAGATCGTATAAGTATATCGTGGAATATACAGATCAAAGGACAGTTAGGTGAACGCCATGAATATCAATCGGGACAATTCTAATCTCATCATCATAGAAAAGAAAAACGAAGTTTACATTACGGTAGACTGCGAATCAGATATACAAAGAGAGATATCTGAATTTTTTACTTTCTATGTGCCAGGATATAAATTTATGCCTGCCTTTAGAACTCGTATGTGGGATGGCAAAATTAGATTGTTTTCACAAAAGACAAAAGAAATATATTTTGGCCTATATCCTTACATCAAAGCATTTGCCGAAGAAAGAGGATACAACATAGTGGCTGGCAAAGATGTAGAGATAGATAATAAGGTTGATAGAGAAACAGTAGTCAAATTTTCTAATAGTTTAGGTCAAAAATTTGAAGTAAGAGATTATCAGATAGACGCAATATATTATAGTTTAAAACGCAATAGGACCCTCCTGGTGAGTCCTACGGCGTCTGGTAAGTCATTCATCATATATTCCTTAATTCGATACTACACGCATTTAATTAAGGATAAGCCAAATAATAGAACATTATTAATCGTGCCTACAACATCATTAGTAGAACAAATGTATTCAGATTTTGAGTCGTATGGTTGGAATGTAAAGAGATATTGTCATAGATTGTATAGTGGTTATTCTAATCAGACAGATAAAAAAGTATTAATATCTACATGGCAAAGTTTATATAAATTGCCAAAAGAATATTTTAAACAATTTGGTTGTGTGTTTGGCGATGAGGCACATCTATTTAAATCTAAATCGCTTACAGAAATTATGACCAAACTGATTGACTGTACCTATCGTATAGGTCTGACAGGTACATTAGACGGCGCTCATACACATAAGTTGGTGTTAGAAGGATTGTTTGGCGCTGTAAACAAAGTGACTACAACTAAAAAACTTATGGACAAAAAACAATTAAGTAATCTGGCAGTCAGGTGCTTAATACTTAAACATAGTGACGCCAATTGTAAAATGATTGCAAGTGGCAAATATCAAGATGAGATAGACTATCTAGTGTCAAGTAAATCAAGAAATAATTTTATTAAAAATTTGGCACTTAAAATAAAAGGAAATACTTTAATATTATTTCAATTAGTAGAAAAACACGGAAAGGGATTATATGAACTTATTAAAAACAAATCAGAAAAAGATAGAAAAGTCTTTTTTGTGTATGGCGGAGTGGATGCGGAACAACGTGAAAGGGTCCGAGAAATTACAGAAAAGTCTGACAACGCTATTATCGTTGCAAGTTATGGGACTTTCAGTACAGGCATTAATATACGGAACTTGCATAACATTATTTTTGCTAGTCCTAGTAAGTCTAGGATAAGAAATCTACAATCTATCGGTAGAGGATTAAGATTAGGCGACAATAAAGTCAATGCTACTCTATATGATATCGCAGATGATATGCAATACAAATCTAAAGAAAATTTTACCTTAAAGCACTTTCAGGAAAGAATAAATATATACAACGAGGAAGAATTCGACTACGAACTACATAATATTAACCTAAAGGATTAAAATGGAAAAAGATTATCGTATGGTAAGACTAACAGATGGTACTACTATTATGGGTAGTATTGTTGTTGATAAAGACTTCTTACGAATCACAAACGCATTAGAATTAAATACTGTAAAAAGAGAAACAGAATTTGGTGTAAAGGATGACTCTACTTTGGCACCTTGGTTGCCATTTACAGATGATAAGACGTTTGTAATCCCTAGAGATAAAATATTAGTTATTACCCAAGCGGACAAACACATATCACATTACTATGAAGTTATATTAGATAAAGTAGAAAAGGCAAAAGCAAATGCCAAACCTGTACTATCTGCCGAGGAGATGGAAAAAATATATAAATTAGCAGATCAAATGGATAAATTTCAAAAAGTTGACCAAAGAGATATACATTGGTCGGAAGATGATTTGATTGATTTATTTGGAAAGAAAACTATACACTAACTGCTACCTATAGCTGGTTCCCCAAGCGACTACATAGTCAGTATATCATAGAAATTTAA